TTAAATCTTATAATCGTCGATCGGCAGCCCTTTTAAGCTTCTGTCGGCAAGATCGCCGTCGAACTCGTAATCCAGGGGCAGATAGCCCCCTTTTCGCCGGGCGAGCTCATGGATCTGAAACCTCAGGAAGGACACGGCGTTTTCTCTTAAATCATTCAGTTCCCTGTCCGATATCCAGACGAATCCGTCGGGCGTCACCATTAACCGCGAATCAACGCCGTCCTCGCCCGCGAAGGAGCAGCCTGAAGCATTTAAGAGATCGGATAAGACGTTATCTGCGGACGAGCCGTCGCGCTCGTCAAAATGCGGCGCATCATATCCCATAAGCCAGGGAACGGACACTCCCAACACGTTGGAGAAGCGCTCGAGGCGGGATTGCTTTGGCTCGTACAGCCCTTTTTTATACTGGCTGATGACGCTTTCGGGCGTATCGGTCAGCCGGGACAGCTCGGCGGCCGACATACCTTTGTCGCGGAGCGCTTTTTTCAGGCGGTCGGCAAACGTATCAATTTTCATCGGAACCTCTCCTCCTGTAATTAGTATAGTCAAAAGTTTCGGAAAATACAACGCTTTTAATTAAAATCCTAAAAAAATTTGCATTTTACGAACTTTTATCTTGACGCCGCAAGAATGATATGTTATTGTTGGTTTGGAAAAAACAAAGCATATTCAAAATATCAATCCAATACTTTGCAAAAAACAAAGAAATGTCATAAGACATGGCTGCGGAGGAGCAGTTTCAACCGGAGGGAAACGGGAAAATATATTTGAAGGGAAGCGGCAAAATGGAGCTTGCACCGGAACCGTATTTCAGAGATCCGCAGGATGAGAGGCCTGTGATGAGCTGCGCCGCATGCGGCGGGGAAATCTACAAAGGGGAAAACAGATATCAATGGGACCACGACACCTGCGATATCTGCGAGGAGTGCTTTTTGGAGAAGATACGGAGGATACCGCCGGAGCTTTTGGCAGACCTTATCGGTTTAAGAGTTTTAAGACCGAACGAATATTAAGCCTTGTTTCTAAAGGCAAGGGTCACAGACGACAGAATAAAAGCGGGATGCGCGGAGGGGGGCGGCACCGAATGACAAAAGAGGAATTATCGCGGCTATACAATTTAAATCGAGAGATCGAGGCGTATTTTCGGAAGCTTGAACGGCTCGAAGCCGCCGCCGACTCGTGCGTTCCCATACTGGACGGAATGCCGCGCGCACGGGGCGCGAGCGACAGGGTGAGCAGATATGCTTCCGAAATACACGACTTAAAGGCCCTGATTGATTGCAGCGTCCAGGAGTGTTTTTGCGAACGAAGCCACCTCGAACATTATATACAGACGGTCAAGGACAGTGAGATACGCATGATCCTGTCTCTTAAGTACATTAACGGCCTGAGCTTTCGCCAGATCGCTTTTTCGCTCGGGTACCGGGAGGAAAGCGTTCCGCGGAAAAAACACAATGAATTTTTGAAAATGACCGAAATTTCCGAACGGGCTGTGCTATAATGGTATCGTGGAAAAATTTCAAAGAAATATTGAAATAATGAAAAAGACGCGATAATATAGATATAATTATATTTTCGCAAGTACGTTGAGGAATATTTCCGCTTTTTTATAATATGATTATAACAATTTACCGATATATTTGACGTAACTAGAAAAAAATGGTAAACTTATATCACCGAGGACAGGTGATATGATATGGGAACCAAAACGTCCAAGAAATATGAGAAAGATCTGCAGCAGAACGATTTCTACGCAAATGATTTTCCGACGCAGCTGAATAAGCCATGGGCAAGAGTTATCGTAAACGGCGTGGCGCTTATTTTACTGGGCAAGGAATTCGGCAGCATCAGCAACGGATATTTTTCATCGGTTGCCATTTTTGCGTTTCCGATGCTTTACGATTATTTAAGGTTTTCACCTGTCGATATCAGAAGAAGGGTATTAAAAAGAATCGAGATCTGTCTGCTGATTATCGTCCTTATCACATGCACATTGGGCCTTTTAGGGGTCCTCGGTATTGTTACAATCGGCAAAGCTCCACATATAATGGTACAAAGCGACTTTGTCGTCGCATGTGGCTTTCATTTTCCGGCCCTTGTATTATGGTGGTTTTCGGCAATCAGCTTTTTGATTTCGGCGATAGATGTATTCACTATGAAAACAAAAGCGGAAGAAAAAATCAACGAATACAAAAATACTTCCGAAACTGTACAAACGGACAAATAGAAAGGACGATTCTATGAGTATACGATATGCTATAGTCATCATGTTCTGCTTATTCTATTTAGCGATCGGGATAGGAGCCGCGCTAAAATTTATGGATAAAAAACCGGATTTGAGACTCTTGTTCAAGTTCATTGTTTTTTTACCTATCCAGACAATCGTGCTGACGTTTATGATTTTTACCGACGTGCTGTCGGTATGCATCAGGAGAACCCGTGAAGAGCGGAAAAAGCGCAAGATGTCGGTTTTCAGGATTGTATCCGCGATCGTTATCCTGTTTTTCAGAGTTTTATGCATTTGCATCGAATGGATGCCTATTTTTTCCGGCAGGCTGGCTTATGTCAAGATTTACAACAAGCCGCCCATCAAGCATGCTATCAGAAAGACGAAAAAAGACTGCATCAAATATCTGGATAACAATCTATTAGATGATAACATCATGTTAGGTTTCAACTGAGATTTGAACAATTCACTACATGAAAAGCCCGGCCTTTTTGGCAAGGGCTTTTTTGCTATGCAAAAAGCAAATTTAAGTGCGAGGCGCCCGCCGTCAGGGGCGGCAACCGCCGCATGAAGTTTTATGTCTATTTTTTGGGGGGCAGCTTAGTATGGCGGGTCTGACGGCCAGACAGAAGCGGTTTATCGAGGAGTACCTGATCGACTTAAACGCGACGCAGGCAGCGGTCAGAGCGGGGTACAGTCCGAAAACGGCGGGCGAACAGGGTTCCAGACTTCTGGCGACAAAAAGCATCAGCGATAAAATCGCCGAGGCGATGGCGGAGCTTTCCCGGCGCACGGGGGTGAGCCAGGAGCGCGTGATCGAGGAGCTTGCAAAGGTCGCGTTTGTAAACGCGGCCGATGTGATCGATTTCGGCACCGGGGGTATTCCGTCAAGCATGTCGGAAAACGACACGGCTGCCATTTCCTCGATGAAGGTCAAAAAAGTCCCGACGAAGGACGGTGAAAACGTCGAGCGTGAGATTAAATTCATAGACAAGCTCAAGGCGCTGGAGCTTTTAGGCAGGCATTTCGGCATGTTCACGGAAAACACGAGCCTCTCGGGAGAAACGGGAGTGGTGATTGTTGACGACATTCCAGAAGACACGGGTTAGGCTTACAGACGTGATCGCCCCGTCGTTTTACGGGGCGCACCGGGACGTGGTCGAGGGGGGGCACGCCTATTACCGGCTTTCGGGCGGGCGCGGCTCGACAAAGTCTTCCTTTGTAAGCATTGAGATCATTCTCGGGATGATGCGGGACGCGCAGAAGGGGAAGCTCACAAACGCCGCGGTGTTCCGGCGGTACAAGGAGAGCCTGCGCGACAGCGTTTACGAGCAGCTTGTCTGGGCAATTTACATGCTCGGCGTCTCCAGGTTCTGGCGGCAGACGGTGAGCCCTTTGCGGCTTACCTACATCCCGACCGGGCAGGTCGTTTTATTCCACGGGGCGGACAAGGTCAAAAAAGCAAAATCCATCAAGGTTTCAAGCGGGTACATCAAATACCTCTGGTTTGAAGAGCTCGACGAGTTCGAGGGCTCCGAAAAAATCCGAAGCATTCAGCAATCCATCATAAGAGGCGGTGAGGGTTTCACCGTCTTTTATTCGTATAACCCGCCGAAATCGCAGCGCAGTTGGGTAAACGATCCGGCGCAGTGGGACCGGCCGGACACGATTTGCCATCACAGCACGTATCTGACAGCGCCGCGCGCATGGCTCGGAGAGCAGTTCATTTCGGACGCGGAGCACCTTAAGGCGACGAAGCCGGAAGCATACGAGCACGAATATCTGGGCAAGGTCACGGGCACGGGAGCGGAGGTATTCCTAAACCTTACAAACCGGCGCATTACGGACACGGAAATCAGCGCCTTCGACCGGGTGCGGCGCGGCATTGACTGGGGATACGCAACCGATCCGTTCCATTACGCGGTTTGCCATTACGACAAAACCAGGCGGAGGCTGTACATTTTTCATGAGATCCATCAGGCGCGGCTTTCCAACCGGCGCGCGGCGCAGGAGATCCAAAGGGAGAACGTCTTAAACCGGGAGATTGTCGCCGACAGCGCGGAGCCGAAGAGCATCGCGGAAATGTACGGGTACGGACTCCGGGTCGTCGGGGCGAGAAAGGGGCCGGACAGCGTAAACTACGGCGTAAAATGGCTTTCCGAGCTCGAAGAGATCGTCATCGACGCCGAAAGATGCCCGAACACATGGCGCGAGTTTTACGGCTACGAGCTCCAATGCGACGCAAACGGCAATTTCAGGGCGGAATATCCAGACAAGCAAAACCACAGCATCGACGCGGTGCGATACGCGCTGCAGGACGAAATAACAAATACAAAAGTACGGTAGGCGGTGAGGATTTGTATATCACGGAATTGAATCTGTTAAAGGAAAAGCTATCCTCGGAGGGGAAGCTCGGCACGGGGGACATTTTAAGGCGGATCATTGAGGACGACACGATGAATCCGAAAAAAGCGTTTATGCTGACAGGAGAACGGTATTATGACGGGGATCACGACATATTAAGGCATGATTTTCGCAGATCGACGATTTACGAGGACGACGCAAACGGCAACCCCGTCGGGCGGGAGTTCGAAAACGAAAACAACTCGAACCATCACAATGTCCACAACTTCCATCAGCAGCATGTCGACCAGAAGGTGGCGTACGTAAGCGGACGCCCGCCGTCCGTCACGGTGGAGGGCGCGGAGGAGGACGGGAGGCTCAAAGCGTTCGAGGATCTTGTCACGGCGGTGACGAGCGACGAGGAATTTACCGACACCCTCTCCGATCTCGAAACGGGCGCCTCCAACAAGGGCGTCGAATGGCTGCATGTATACTACGACTTCAACGGCAGGTTCCGGTATGTGATCGTGCCGGCCGAGGGATGCATCCCGCTTTACGACACGCAGTATCAAAAAGAACTGGTTGAGATGATCCGATACTATGAGATGGCGGTCGTGCGGCCGGGCGGCGACGTGATCCGAAAGCATATCGAATGGTGGACGCCAACCGACGTTTCCCACTACTCGGAGGATGAAAACGGGGATTACATTTTTGAGAGCCGCCTGCCGCACTGGTTTGGCGTCACGAGCATAGACGACCGCGAGGTCAGGCGCGAGGAGCACGGCTGGGGAAAGGTTCCGTTCATCCCGCTTTGCAACAACAGCAGACAAATGAGCGACCTTTCGCGGAACAAGGGCTTAATCGACGCCTACAACCTTCTTTCGAGCGCCTGCACGAACAACCAGATCGACCTTGTCGAGCTTTATTTCATGATCCAGGGCTACGGCGGGGAGACGGCGAAGGCGATCCAGTCGAAGCTTAAAATCAATAAGGCCGTGAGCGTTTCCGACCCGAACGGGAAAATTCAGGCGCAGCAGGTGACGCTCGACGTCGCCGACCGGCTCGAATGGCTTAAAATGCTGCGGCGCGACATTTACCAACTCGGCATGGCGATCGACACGGACGACGAAACCTTCGGCTCGTCGACGTCGGGCGTTGCGCTCAAGTTCAAATACACGCAGCTTGACATGAAGGCGGACAAAATGATCGTCAAGCTTAAAAAGGCCATGAAGGAAATTTTCTGGTTTCTGACCGAGGACATAAACCGGAAAAACAATACGGATTTTGATTTCCGGCTTATCCGTTTCGACGTGAACAAGAGCATGATCACAAACGACCTCGAGGCGGTGCAGATCATCACGCAGTCGCAGGGGCTTGTTCCGGACACGTTACTTTTGGCCAAGCATCCGTACGTCGACGACGTAAACCAGGCGATCAGGGAGCTTAAAAAACAAAAGCAGGAAGAGGCCGATACGTTTGACGGGAAGACGGGCGGCGGTGACGGCGATGGCGACGGTGCGGAATAACGAATATTGGGCGGAGCGGTTTACAAGGCTTAACGAGAGCCTCCTGAGAAAGGGCGAGGGGTATGCCGGGACGCTTAAAAGGGAGTACAAAAGGGCCGCCGCCGACATCAGCAAAGAGATCGAGGCCTTTTACGGGCGTTACGCGGGGAGCAGCGCCTTAAGCCCTGCCGAGGCGAGGAAGCCGCTGTCCAATAAAGGGCTCAAGGAATTCAGGCTGACAGTGGTGGACTACATCCGATACGGACAGGAGAAGGGACTCGATCAAAGCTGGATCAGGCAGCTTAAAAACATATCCGCCCGGAGCCGGATAAGCAGGCTGGAAGCTTTGCAGATACAAATACGCCAGCGGGTGGAAGCGCTGACGGCGGGCAGGGAAGCCGGAACGGCCAAGGTCCTGGGCGAGATATACGGCGAGGGCTATTACCGCTCGATCTACGAGGTGCAGAAGGGGCTGGGGGCGGGGATGCCGTTCGCGGCGCTCGAGCGGAATAGAATCGACAGGGTTTTATCGACGCCCTGGAGTGCGGACGGCTTAAATTTCAGCCGGAAGATACAAAGCAGCCGGGCAAAGCTGTTAAGCGAGCTGAACACGAGGCTTTCACGATCGATTATGCGCGGGGACGCGCCCGACAGGGCGATCAGGGAGATCGATGCCTGTTTGGGCGCGTTTTCGTCGTCTACTGTCCGTCTCGTCATGACGGAAAGCGCGCACTTTGCAAACGAGGGGATAGCGGCGGCATTGGGCGAGCTCAAATTCGGGGAATACAAATATATCGCGTCGTCGGAGGAGGGCACGTGCGAAATATGCGAAAGCCTCGACGGGAAGGTATTCGCATTCAGGGACAAAGCGCCGGGCGTCAATTTTCCCCCGATCCATCCG